TTTTTCTTTTTCTTTTTTTGATCCCATTTTATTTATCCTTTTTTTAGGTTAAAGGGGGATGGCTGAAGACCACCGATTAAGACCTTCAGCGGCTGGTTTGGAGAGTCCAGCCTTGAGCATCCCCCACAGTTTAAAAGTCTGATTCTTTGTGTCCCAAGTCTTGCAACTTTTCCCGATAGCTTGTGTACCCTGACTTCTCATCCCAAGCCTGACTGACCAGTTCGCCTACCATGAAGTTTTCCCCAAGTTCGGAAATGTCACAGCCCAACTCGTATATTTTATCTGCGAACCAAGTGACCTCTGTCGAGTCGTGAGAGTTTTGAGGGTCAAGCAAATTCTCTGGTAATTTCTCTTCCCTTAAAACCTTCTGCAAATTTTCAATCTTCTTTTCCAGTTCCTGTTTGTTTTCCCAGAACTGATCCGCATTCTTTTTCATCTCGACCCAGTGATTGTGACTCATCGTAACTCTCCTTTTTTTCTGATGGTATTTTATTGAATGCTTTTTGTTTTTTGGGGTTGCCGTAAGAGGTAACATCGTAATCAATTTCTGGCATCACAACCTCTTTCAAGTTTCCTTCCCCATCATAGATTCTAACCTCGTACAAATAACCTTTCTGCTTTTTCATCCTCAAACCTTCTCCTTTAAAAATTTCCCTGCCTTGAAATGAATTTTCTTTTTTGGCGGTGAAACAAAAACCTCTCCAGTTTTTGGATTTCTGCATTTTCTTTCACCATATTTTCTAACCTCGAACTTCCCAAAATTTCTGATTGTCACATTCTTCTCAGCAGATAAGCACTCTCTTATTGCCTCAACAAAATTATCAAAAAAACGAATAGACTCTTTGTGCGACAACCCCATCTTCTTTGCCAAAATTCTGGTAAATTCTTCCTTGTGAATTCTAGACATAATTTCCTCAAAAAAAAAGGCAACCACCAAAGCGACACTGGGTAAGTGAGAAAGCCCTGATGGTTGCCATAAACGGAGAGGAAAGATGAGAACTCCGTTATGAATATTAAGTGAATCTTACCCAGTGCAACTGAGCCTAGATTACCATTTTTTAATTATATGTCAATAGCTAATTTATTGCGATTCGGTGTTATTATTTTCCCCCCAGCATGCCACGTTTTTTTCTTTTGTCTATTTCTTGAACCCCCATCGCTTCTGGGGCAAACAAGGGGTTTGGTTTATACAAATTCATAATACTGTCAACCTTCCCTTTTGGTACTCCCTTTGGTCTAAATTCTCTAGGGTCTTTCATTGTCTTCTTCAGAACTTGTCCAGCTATCTTGTCTTGCCCTTCTCGTTTTACTGCTTGGGTTGCTTCGCTTAAAATAGTTGATGCCCCTCTAGTCTGTAGGCTAGGCACTTTACCCAGTAACTTACTGCCCCAGTCCAGAAGATTGACAATGCCCCCCCATCCCGTTCTAACTTCTCGTTTGCCCATGATCTGAAGATCACGACTCGCCTTCAAGATATTGGTAATCTCGTTGGCGATCTCTTCACCAAAAAGAAGTTTGCCTTTAGGTGTGTTTGCACCCAATCCACTTGCAGTTTTACTAAACTTTTTAATTTTATTTTCTAAGGTTGGCACACCCACCATCCTTTCTTGTGGCCCGTGTCCTTCGTATCCCTTTATTGCTTCTTCTTTCATCTTATGCCAAATTTGAGCCGCTAGTTTTCTCCACGCTTCTTTCCCTCTAGCCCCCTCGCTATACATACCCGTTTTTAGCTTTAATAATTGCTCGTATGGGAGTTTTTCAACATCATCAACTACTTTTGCGAAATTAAGGTCATACTCTCCTTTTAATACTTTGCTCACAGTAGGAATGTTGAGATGTCCTTTCATCCCAGCCTCGTGAACACCACGCCCAGCCTTATAAACATCATGTCCTACAGCTAACTCAACATCCTTGTCCATAGCTTTTCTTAATTTCCTTAAAACCGTAGCCCCTTCTTTGTTCCCAGCCCTTTTCAGTTGGTCAACATGACGAGTTAAAGTTTTTCTTATTCCTTCAAATGAAGCCACGTTTAAAGAGTCTGCCTTTGGTTGTGTTGTGGGCTGGGGTTTGGCTGTTGAAGCACTCCACGCATCATCTAGGCTGGATGGAAGTTTTTGCTTGTCTGCTTTCATCGTTCCCTTTTGCCCTTTATATGGTTTGGGTCTTTGGCGTATCATCGCATCTCTAATTTGTCCTGTATACCCTTGAACCGTCTTACTGACATCTGATGCGGTTGCCTCATTTTTAAACCTTTCCACTGCCTTCATAAAATTAACAGGCTTCACCCTTGCCTTGCCATATTCTTTTGTCGCTTGTGAATAAAGTCTGCCGGTTTTAGCCCCCAACCTTTTACTCATTGCACCAACGACACCAGCAACCTCTTCCCCTGTGCTTGTTATTTCTGGATAACCAGCTTCCCCAGTATATGCTGGTTTTTGCCCCGTTGGAGTTTGTAATTTTTCTGAAATTTTATCAACACTACCAGTCATATATCTATCTTGATCTCGCATCTTCTGCTTATAGGCTGGATTCCCCTCGACCATTAACTCCTCTGCCGCTATAGCTGGGTCTTGGCTTATCTGGGCTGGGGTCATTCCTTCAAGCGGATACTTACTAGCCCCCCTTGTCCCAGCCTCATAGCCAAGACTTTCGTAGTTAGCAATCTTTAACGCTTGTTCTGGGGTTAAGACTCCACCTCGTTGGCTTGCTTCGTTTAAAATTCGTTCTACCCTTTCTTGGATTTCAATAGAAACCCCACGCACAGCCTCTCTAGGTAACTGGCTTAACGAATCTGGTAATTGCCCCCCCTTCTCAATGTGCTTGCCTAAAGTCTTAACAAAGTTTATCGTTTTCTCACCAAGGCTCTTAATGCCTTGTGCTGTGCCAACGCCAGCTTGTAGCAATCTAAAGACAAATTCCCCTACAATCGGGCTACCTACAGCACCAATCCCCATCTGCGTTCCTTTGTCTTTCCAGTAACCTTCTCCACCTTCGTTGGGCAACAAACTACCATAACCCAAACCAACACCAGCCCCAAACTTCAACCTATCCTTAAAAGTTCCAAGCCCCCCTTTTGGCATGAACTTCCCCAAAGGGATTCCCATTTGTCCACCCACCTTCCCAACCTCATAAGGATTAAACCCAGAATATAATTCACGATCACTAAATGGATATTTAAGCTGAAACACCTTCTTGTCTGGTTGTTCCCCAGCCTTGAAGTATGGATTTTCGTTGGGGTTTCTAAAATAACCAGCCGCTCTATCTGCATCTCTAATTGTCTGTTGGCTTGGGCTGAAAGAATCTGGCAGTAAAGTGTCAGCCAAATGCGTTCCAAGTTGCAATGCACCACGCCCCAATTCTGGATATGAGTCTATTAAGCCTTCTCCAAACAACTCAAGTTCTGAAGGGTCATCCACTTGCGGTACGGTTCTGGCAGTTCCTCTAGGAACTGTTGGGATGGCATTCAGTTCCTCTATTTGTTCTAGGCTTAAATTTTTTTCCATAGACTCAGAGAAAGCACCATTTGCCTTTAATCCTCTAAGCAGTTCCATTTTCTTTTCGCTTACCATATTTTACCCTTAATTAATGTTTGCGACTACCTGATCGAGTGTGGCTTGGCTCATTAAGCCAGCTTGCACGAGTTCTAAAAGAATACCTTGGTCTATGTTATACATTCTTTCAAAAATTGACGCTTGTGCTTCTGGGGCATATCGAGACCAAGCATCACGAAATCCTCTAGGATCACCTTTCCCCCCTAGTATCTTTACCTCGTTTGTTTTTTTGTCTATTACTGGCTTGCCAGTTTCTAGGTCTATTGCTTCCATTCCTTCGTACATATATTTTTGCAAGAACCTGTCTTGTGCGATTGCCCTATCATTAACTGCTTTTCTCATTAACAAAATATATTTGTTAGCCAAGACCGTATTGCCCATCTTTGGCAGTGTTTTCAAAGCCCTTAACGCATCGCCTTCAGTTTGTGGCCCTTTTTGCTCCTTTAACTGATTTAATAATTGCGTCATTGAGGATTTTGCAAACATTTGATATGAACTCATGTCATTGCTATAATCAAAACCAAAAAGTGATGCGATTTCTCTCCCAGTCTGTCTAAAATCTGCCATTGGCCCAAACAAGTGAGCCTTAGTTGGGTCTGTTAATATAGAGAGTTGTCCGTCTAACTCATCGTTTGAAGCCATAGCAACACCACTAGCCGTCCCTATATTCTCAATCATGTCAGCATCCTTGCCAGCCTGTTTTTTTGCAAATTCGCTCTCATAAGTCGTATTCATGTTAAAGTTTGCACGATTCATTTCTGCATACCTTGAAATCAGTTCAGTTGGAATCTGCACCCTATTGAATTTTATGTCGGCTGGGGTTAGGTTTGGATTGCTTTTTTTCATCTCGTTGTAAAAAAATGTCTGCCTACCATCCAAAGGCATACTCCCAGCACCCCCTTGGTTAGCCATTACTTTGCCAGTCATTTTGTCGATGACCTGACCAAACGAATTTGTCGTGTACCGCATTGGTCTGTTAATAGCATCCATGTAAGACTTTTGTCCAACTTGCATTGCCTTGCCAAACGCACCCCAAGGGTTATCGACTTCAAGTCCTTTCGGCCCTTGGTCATATCGTAAGCTAGGGTTCATCAAGGCCAATGATGTTTGTATTTGTGCCAACCTAGCTGGGTCATTAAACAGTTTTTTGAAATAATTGTTGACACCACCAAGGAAGCCTTCCCCTTGTCGCATTACCTCTTGCCCAGCATCCTTTACCCCTTCCCAACTTGGATTAAAATACCAAGGTCTTTCGTCAGGCTTGTAGGCGGCTGGGGGAATCCTTGGCCTATCCCTATCTATATTCAACAGTGGTTGTCTTGGAATATCTTGAAAGTTTGTTGGGGTTTGATCTATCGGCAGTTTATTGAGATACCTTGGGTTAAAGTTTCCTGAATTGATAGATTTGGGGGTACGCCAATAGGGTCTTGCCCCTGCCCCAGTTGCCCCTCTATTCTGAACCCTAGAAAGTTCATCACCCATGTGACTCAAATAATTTTTTCTCTGTATTAGTTTGTTCACCTCTGGGTCAAGTTGATATTCAAAAGGAATTGACCTTTTCCATTCATCATCATATTTTTTATATTTTGAATAATCTGCCATAACTTATCCTTTTATTTTATTATCCGAAAAACATTCGTTTTAAGCCATAACCAAGTTCTGATAGCCCACCCGTGAGATAAGCCGCACCCGTTCTGAGTGCCGCATCGCCACCAGCACTTCCAGTGATTGCATCATCACCCATAATTAAGTCTTTACCGATATTGAGATAAGGCATCGCCTTCGCTAACGAACCTGACCCTTGCAAGCCACTGCCAGAAGAAGGATCAGCACCTAAAGAACCCATACCCTCTGATCCTTGGAATACCTCTCCAGTTCCACCACCAGCAAAAGCACTATCAGCCCCCACAAGTTCGCCACCCAAAGATGTTATGTTCCCATCGACCATACTAAAATCAGTTGGGAGTTGTTGAGGTGCAAGCATTGGGGTTGTCTGGGTTGCTGGTGTGTCACCAAAAAAAGTTGGCATTTGAAAGCCAGAGGTTGTTTCCCCCACTGGAGAACCTGACCATGTATCACCTAACCAGTCCCAAGCCCTGCCCCCTGCATCACCAATCTTACCAAAGCCCTCTCTTGCCTTACCCCCTGTCTCGTACATATCTCCAATTCCTTTAGCGGCTAAAACACCGCCCATCAAGTCACCACCAATGCCTGTGCCTTGTTGCTCTGGAAGTCCAGTGGTAACAGACTGCTTGCTTGTTGCGACAGGGTTTGGCTTTCTGAAAGAGGAACGAGGTTGCCCTTGTTGAATCGGCCCTTGCAACCCAGTCGGATTTGGCTGTTGTCTTCTTCGTAATCCTCGACTGGCTCTGTTTGCTCTGCGTGTCCTTCTTCTTTCTTCTTGTGACATAATTCCCTCTAGTTTTTATATTTTAATCAGGCTCCCAACAAACCAGCCAAGCCAGCCACCGCACCCAAGCCACTGGCTAAGTTACCAGCAAGGCCAGTTCCACCTCTCTGGGCTGAACTGACTTGGTTGGAACCGTAATTACCTTGTATGAGATTGGCGTAGTTCGCCAGCTTCTGATCTTGAATGTTCTGGTCAAATTGGAATCTGTTGACCGCTTCATCCAGTCGTTGTTGATCGAGTTCACGCCTCGCCAAACCAACGTCACTCAAGTTGCCTAAGAAATCAGGCATCGTCTGGGCTACATCGCCATAACTTCCAAGCCCAGCCCCTAGACCTTGTTGGATCATTTGCTCACCACTCAAGCCCTGTTGATACTGGCCTAAAGCCTCTCCAGCCCTTCTTGCCCGTCCTTGCTCCATCAAGTTTGCCGCACCCATCTGCTGATCCATTGCCCTGTTAAAAGCATCCATATAAGACTGGTTGGCAAAATCAGCGATTGACCTTCCAACAGTACCAGCCGCTAATCCACTACTGATCTCGCCTCGTGTTCCACCACCATACTGCCCAGCCGCAATCTGGCTGGAACGCAACGCTGGCATCACCTTGTTTTGAAAGTTAGCCACCGCATCATCAGCAAAGCCAGAGACAGCATTCGATATAAAAGGATTCTGTTGCACTGAACCTGACAACATCTGTTGCATGATAGGGCTGGCATTGGTTGTGTCCAGAGCCTGTTGGTTCGTCAAGGCAGACGCATTCGCCAAGGAGAAGGGAGTAATCGCCCGACTCGCTTGGTACAATGGGTTCGCCATAGGATTGAATAACTCATTTGTGATCGCACTCTCAGCACCTGTCTGCATCGCCTGTGGTCTACCAGACTGGATATAGTCTGTCAGTTGGTTCTGGTAGCTTGTCTCCAGCGGATTAAAATCGACCACAGTGTTATCTGGATAAAATTGTGGGGAGTCGGTGTTGTATCTATTCTGTGCCTTCTGAAATACATCCTTCAGGAAAGGCTGTTGACCCTCCCAAGGGTCTGCTTTTTCAACGGTTTGCGTATTCGTCCCCCCTCCTCCTGATCCACCCCCACCCTTAAAAAAGGCGTTCTTGAATAGCTTGCTAGTGAACTCTTTATCCTCTAACTCGTAAATTCTTTCTAAATTCATAAATCCACCCCAACTAAATTGTATAGTTTTTTATAGCCATAAGGCTCTAATCTTCGCATCATTCCATCTCTGCAATATGCCTCGATCCTGTCACATTCATTTTCAATAGCCCACTCTTTCAAGGTGTCCAGAAAGTCCAACCATCCATTAATATGCCCACCGCCTAAAACAATCAGTCGCATCACCTTCTTACTACCAAAATAAAATATTTCTGTGACCAGACTTGCAACGCACTCACCATCTGTTTGGAAGGCCGACCAGAGTTGCATCTCTCGACTTTTCAGCCCTCGATAAACATCTTCTATGTCCAATTCCCCGTGTCCAAACTCCAGTCCCTTCATTATATGCTCAACAACTATCCCCCACATCCCATCAATCGCCTCATGGGGGATTCCTGTGACATTGATTCGCTTGTCTTCTTTTGTCGCTACAGCTTGACCCATGTTCCACTCGAATTGAAAAAATAAATTCCTTCACCGCCAGAAGGGTTCCAGTTTGTCCCATCGGCATATCGAATCATCCCCTGTCTTGGTTTTTCTGGTGCTACATGGGTAGTATCCAAAAAGCCCAACGCCTGTTGCTCAATAGCTGATGAAATATAACCCAACTCATCTTGCAGATAACCTTGGTCATACTCATTTGGAGTACGCTTCGGGAAATATCTGTTTTGTCTTTGTAAGGAAAAATCTGCCATCAGTTTGTTCCCATTTCAGTTAGTGACCATTTATAACTGTGCAACTTCCAGCCTACATTCGCATTGGACTGGATTCTCAATGCCAAATATTTCCCAGACACCAAGACATCCACCTTGCTCCCAGCTTCGGTTGTTGGGTCAATCACCTCTGGACTTGACCAAGACACAGAACCCTCTGGGCTATCGTGACTGCCTACCAAAACCTCTATCTCCCCAGTTCCTGTTTTTTCAAAATTCAAGTTCACTTGCGTTGCAAGTTTTACAATATCAGGCTTATCGAAATGCAACCCTGTCCTCTCAATATAACTTGTTGCGTTAACGCTGTCGAATTGATTTGTTGTGTCCACCAAATAAAGTTTTGTTGATGTCGCATTGGAAATCATCAACCTCGTCTGGCTTGGGTTAAATACTTTAGCGTCCCAGTTATCCTCAACGCTGTCCCAACCACTGCTTGAACTCCAGTCCAGATCATCAGACGGGTTCACAACACCATTAGTCCCGTAGGTTGTTCCCTCTGGGAGATCACGCACCCCAAAGGTATTTTCTTTGTAATTCCATATCACCACACGGTTAGGCCAGCTTGCTCCGCTTACTGGGTAGCATATCCATACCTCATTCTTTGGCTGGTTTAATGCCAAGAAAGAATTTTTATAATTTTCCGCATCAATCGAGTTGAAGAGAAACCTTCTCATTCTCTGCGTCATCAGACTTTTTACAGCCTGTCCATCACACAACAGCAAGTCACCATTTGCAAAAACAATATGACCCCCTTCTACTTCTAATACAGAGTGTCTTGAGATCGCACCGTACTGAGTAGACACCTCATAGAACCTGAATATATAAGGTGTGCCAATGAAGTTCATTCCCCATATAGAGTCTGACTTATAAATAAGAAAACTATCTCTTAATTGTTTGCCGCTTAAAATCTCGCCTTGGCTGTCTGCTAGTTCGTACTCGCCAGCATCGAGAGTAGCACTCGTTTCATCCCAAGAACTAGGAACGCTATTCGCCTCTGATGCGTGACTCCATTTAATTACCCTTGGGAAATGGGTGCTTACGCCAGAGACTGGCTTGGTAATATCCATCGCAATCATAAACTGTTTAAACGATGAAAGAGATTTGCATCGCAACCCAGTAGGCCAGTTTGTTAAATCTTGCAAAAGCTGTGGGGTTGTGAAATTTACGGGGTTCCACATCTGTGGGACATCGCCTGAATTGTTTAAGATCGGCACACCCCCAAAAATAAAACCAGACCAATCCTGTGAACTCGTACTGGCTGAATAAGCACCAGATGATCTTGTTATGTTTTTATGGGTTCCGCTCTGACCACCTTGAGTCACATAAATAGCTGTACCACCAGCATAAATCCAAAATGCCTCGTTACCGCTTCCCCTGACTGGCAACATAAAATAAGGGGCAACAGATGGTGTACCGATTGCAGACCTATGGCCTGTCATCTTTTCCACTCCAGATTCAAACATACGAACATTTTGCCCGTCACTCCACGCATTAAGTGGGAGCGAGTGTGGCGGCTTATCCGCTATCAGCCCAATCTTTCCTACATCATTGACGAACATCTGCACCCTCTTTATTTCTATGTTCCAACAAATGTTGAAGAATCAAGTTCTGAGTTTCCTTGATCTGGTTTAAATCGTCCTTCGTTAGCAAGTTTCTCTCTATGTATTTGTCCTGTGCATCAACCTGATCCTCTAGCTTGTCAATTCGGTTGTAAAGTTTTTTCACAATGAACGCCCCCATCGCACCAAGGGCTGTGAATGTTGCAATAATAAACTCATTGATCTTGTCCACTAATTCGTTCCACCATTCTCTTTTCTCATCTTAACATCTACACGCTGAATCTTATCGGATTTCCTTTGTTCCATGTCATTCACCCTCAAATGCAAAGCCGTTATATCCGATTTAAACTCATTACGCTCAATGGCTGTAAGACCAAGATTGTCAATTTTCCTCTCAACCTCATGGAGTTTTGAACCAAGTCTCTTAATTGATTCATTGACCTGACCGCCATCTGCTTTTTCTTTTTCCAACGAATCCAGTTTGGCTGTCAATTTGTTCACCATCCACGAACCAATCCCCACGAACAATACCCAAGCATCATGTAAAAGATTGTCCATTCATTTTTTACAATCAGTTGAAGTCATCTTTTTTTCTATTGCCTTGTCCACTGTGTTGCTAACAACATTTCCAACAGTTGAAGAAGATGCCCCAATAGCAAAGTTGGCAACTGCCCCACAACCAATTTGAAGAAAAGAAATTAAAAAAATAAAAACTTTCATTTATTTAGATTTAAAAAATATTCAAGCTTAAATTGCTTAAAAGTAGACGGCTTGTGTCTTTTATCGAGTAAGAGCAAATACACAATCAGGCTTATAACAAAAGAAATTAAAAAAATAACAGTAAGATTCGCTAGAAATTCTTTTATTTGCTTCATCCCTGCCACCCATCACCAATTCGCTCCCGTTACAATCAACAAATAAAAAGTCCCATACAATACTGCAAAAAATATTAAGAGTTTTAGGTTCATCAATAACTCAATGCGACCCCATGAATCTGCCCTTCTTTACTTCCACTCGCTTGATTGGCAAACTCAATTTTATATTTAAGCTGAGTGCCAGCCGTAACAGATATTGCTGGTGCAATTGCTATGTTGATACCTGTGCTAAATGTTCCTTTACTTGCTAATACACAAGTAGAATAGTTACTGCCATTATCCGCAGATACCTTCGCAATAATGTCGGTATTAAGAGTATTAGTTCCAGAAGCATTTTTATACAGTAGACAAAGACCTAAAGAACTTTTGCTTGCCGAATCTTGTGGGGTGATTGTAGTGCTAGTGAAACTCCCCGTGGCATTTGTAACAGTAGGTGCGATTTTAAAATCAACTTCACGCAGATCACCACCAGAAGTTGTACCACCAGCAGTCTCATAAAGGCGGTAATATCTATATTGTGTCGTATGACTTAATCCTGTCCATTTTTCTGCTGGCATTTGTACGCCAGTTCCCATATCTTGAGAAGCCCCAATGGTAGTCCAGTTTGAATCATCATTTGAACCATCGAATTGGAAATCATGGCTGTAAACTTGACTTACATACCATCGCAGTCCTGTCACCAATTTTGTAACACCAAAATCAAATTTTATCCACGCTCCTACCTCAGTAGTATCAAGATAGGCTTGTCCAGAGGCAGTTACCCCATCCACCCATTGACTGCCTGTAGTAGTAGGCAGATAGGACGAACTAAAAGGGTTTGGAGAAGTAGAAAAACTTGCCGTAATTAAAGATGTTCTATCTCCACTCGCATATGGGTCAGTCGTATAGTCAGCAGTTCCTAAACTTGCGGCCCGCATATACTCACTAGAATTCCTTTCGACATTAGTCAAGCCAGTAATAGAATTGCTATCCTCAAATTGCTCAATCCAGTAATTATTCAATCCATGTGCCGTCATGTTGCCATTGATTGCGTTCTGTAAAGCCAGTACAGCTATATCGTTCTCAATGGATGAGGTGTCTGAATGTTGGGTAACAGCCGAGGCCGGTATCCTCGCATCAGCGACAGACCCCGTAAGCTTGCTCGCATCTACATCATTGATTACATTTGAAGTTACTTTAGTCAGACTCATTCTTTACCCCTTCGGATATTTATCTTTCGTTACTTTAATAGTAGCTTTCCATCCGTCTACCCCGTTGTGATATAGATCGTCTAGTTGATCCTCTATACTAGGGTACTCTGCTTTTCGGTCACGCTGATACTTAGCGGAATCATAAGCAGTTTTTAATTCTGCTTGCTTGGCTTGTATATCAGCCTTGCTAATTACTGCTGTGCCCCCATGCCAAGTAATCTGATCGTAGTCCTCAGCATTAACACTAACTTGTGCTTTTGGGTTTATGGCTAGAATAGCCGTACATATATCCATTATTATGCTCCTATTTCCATTACTGTGATTGTTGAAGTGCCTCTTGCACCCACATTATTGTTTGAATCGTTCAAAGTCCTATTCAAATACATTACACCAGCAGTTCCATCGTGCGAATTAAATTGCAATTTATAAGTAACAGCCGTTGATCCATTAGCACCATGCGTATCTAAAAAAGTCATAGAATAATTATGAACATGGTTATCGCTCAAACTAGAATACAGGCCTCCCCATGTTGTTTGTGGTCTGCTACCATCCGCATTACCTACACAGATTTCCGTTGAATCTCTCATCAATCTAGCACTAGCGTTGTAGGTGCTAGACGTTCCATAAGTGAAACAACAAGTAACTAAAACTTTTGTTCCTGATGCTGGCGTTAAAGAAACACTCATACCAGTCACATCACCCCATGCCGCTGTATTATAAGTAAAGGTATCTAACTTAACTGTACTTGCTACCTGAAGAATTTTTCCCCCTACACCACTCGCTAAAGTATCAGCATCTACTGTACCGTCAGGAAGTCCACCAACACTAAGCCCTGTAATTGTTCCATTCCCTGCAAATGCTAAAGCCATGGTCTACGCTCCTATCTCAATAACTGTAATAGTAGATGTTGCTCTAACGTAATCAGCCGTATCGCTGTCGTTATCCGAACTATTTAATTTATCTGTATTCCCGTTTGATCGCCATTGCATCTTATAGGTTGTGGCTGATGTAGTAGATGGAGAATCTAAAAAATTACCACCACGGGTATTTACCGTATCTCCGCTAGTTTCAAAAGTCGCTACAGATGCTTGGATTCTACTGCCAGCCGCATCAGCTACACAAATTCCAGTTGAACCTCTCGCAAGACGCATAGCTGATCCTGCATTATTACCATGTGAACTTATGTGCCAAAGAATTAAAATTTTTGAACTTGTTGCCGCTGGTGTTATAGCTACACTTAATCCACTAATATCAACGAATGAGGTGCTTGAAGAAGTTGCTGTATCTGTTTTAGTTGCTGATAAACATTGCAAAACCTTACCTCCACCGAACCCCGTTGCTGTGCCAGAATTAACAATAGTTGCTCCTGACGGTACTGTAAAAGTATCACCGCTGTCACCTAACGTAATAGCTGTACCAGTAGCAGGGCTAACTTTATTAACTTTAATTTCTGACATTTTAAATTGCTCCTTTAATTATTAAGCACCTACTACTGTCCATGTTGAACCGCTAGTTACGGTTACTGTATACGAACTATTAATTGTTATTGGGCCAGCACTCATGCCGTTTTCTGTGCCAGCAAATGTTATATTCTCTGCTATTGTTTTAGCGTTTGTTCTGATAACTGCATCTGTACCAAGATTCGGCCCACCAGCAGAACCCCATTCTGGTGCGGTAGCACCACTATTCATTACCAATGCTTGACCAGCAGTACCTTTGGCTAATCGTACATAATCAGTACCGTTGTAATATAAAGTATCTCCTTGTGCATCAGACCCCATAGCGATCTTGCTACCAGAAACAGAATTATCTGAAGGCGTAGGGAATGTAAGAGTTAGTCCAGTATAGATAACTTGTATAGCAATTGGGCTTGCTACTACGGAAGTAAATACAAGAGAAGTTCCTGTTACGTTAAAGTCAGTACCATTCTTCTGTACCACGCCATCCAAAGAAACAACAACCCCGTTGGTAACGGTATCATAACTGAGGGTATACGTTGCCCCACCATTACCTGTGAAGTGATCCGCTACTGCATTACCGTATTCTATTCCACGCCCAACGTATCCGCTCATTCTTGCTCCTTCCAGCTTGTAGAATCTTCATCCCAATAATACATTTTCCCATCATCAGGCATAGCACTTGGAGCTTGCCAATCATCATTGCTATCTAAAGCCCATGAGGGATAAGGTTTAGGTGCTATGAATTTATCCTTAGCTTTATCGTAGGTGAACCCAATACCAGCAAATTGCTTTCTAAAATTATGATTATAAGAAGTTTGTACCCAGTTAAAAGAGTCACCAACTAAACCACTATTAATAAAATTTTGTTCTGCCACTATTACTCTTTGTACTACTCCATCATTATTTATTTCCGCAAAATGACTCATGCTGTATAACTCCCTGAGCTAGTAAATGTTAAAATCGTATCTGATCCAGACGTAGTTACCGTAGGTGAACCTGTTGTGGTGCTGGAATATTTTGCGGTTGGCATCCTAAGTATAACTACACCAGAACCACCATTACCACCATTACCCGAAGCCCCGCCCCCTCCACCGCCAGCACCTAAATTTGTTGTACCGCTAGTGCCGTTACCTGATGAAGTGGTATTCCCTTGTCCACCACCACCGTTGCCACCCAGACCTTCACTCACTCCGTTTCCACTCACATTTCCTCCCCCTCCTCCACCGGCACGATAAACAGAAGAACCTGTTATGCTGGAAGCCACACCAACTCCTCCAACTCCACCAGCAGAAGATGTGCCATTGCCCCCTACTGCACCTGCTCCACCGCCAGCACCCATACCATTATTCGCACTATTTCCATAATAAGTACCGCCTGCGTAACCTTGATTAGCTGTACCAGCCCCGGCTGTTTGATTATGATATCCCTGCCCACCTCCTCCACTTCCACCATCACCCGGTTCAGCAAAGCCTGTATTGGAACCTGATGTTCCACCTTGTCCACCACCAGTAGAAGTAATTGTTGAAAAAACTGAATTGCCACCAACTGTACCAGCCGCTGACCCTGCAACACCCCCAGTACCACCGGCCCCAATGGTTACAGTATAAGCTGTGCCGGGTGTAACATTCAGAGCAGTTTCAGATGAGCCACCCCCACCAGATGTTTCGCTATTATATGTATTCCTATATCCTCCGGCTCCCCCTGCACCGCCAGCCGCATAACCAGCTTGGGAGCCACCGCCTGCCCCACCCCCTGCTATAACAAGACTGTCTATTGCATACGCTGGGCCAATTGTCCCACCCACACCAGCTTTCCAAATGTTCGATCCCCCAGTTGCATCCGTACAAATCCATAGTTTACCTGTTGAGGTGTTGAGAATTAAGCTTCCAACACCGCCACTTGGGTTTGTGCTTACAGTAGGATCAGAGGCTTGTTTTGTTATGTCGCTCGGCAAGTTCGTGAGTGAGGCTCCTGATATAGCTGGCAAAGCACCTGTTAGCTTGCTTGCAGACAACGCACTAATTTTTGCATCTGTTATTGATCCAGCTAAATCTTCATTCAGGATAGAACCGTTTTCTATGTCTGCTGACGTTAGTGGAACATCAGTTGGTTTATTGCCTAAGAATCCAGCCATCAGGTCTGCTCCATAATAGATAATGCAATTTGTGTAGAGTTAGCTGTGTCAGACTGTATCTTCATAACGTCTGTAGTTTCCATCACGATCTTGCCAGCCAGAATATCCAAACTGCTACCAGTAGGAATAGGAAGGTCTTTCCCAATATGAATATTGTCTCCATCTGCGTTCTCCAACTTTGCATCTATAGTAATAGCACTAGCAGTTGTATTTGCTATCGTACAACCAATTACTACTGTAGTTGTAGAACTCGGAACAGTATAAATAGTCATATCGGTATTAGCACCTGTACTGCCACCGTCTTTCGTTTTTAATTTAAAAGTATTAGCCATAATATTTCCTTAGTTGAATTATCCTAAAGCTATTGCCATTGGTACTGAGTTGTCTATGCCTGTGAAAGTTACTGTGTCAGTGCCAGCATTTGTGGTAACAGTTAAAGTTGAAGCATCACCAGTTGCAATGTTTAAAGTGTCAGTTGTTGAATCTGCAACAACACTTGTCTGACCTGATACTGCTACAGTCCCAAAAATATTTGCTGAACTGGTTGGGGCAACATCTTGCCAAGCACTACCGTTGTAAACTCGCATAGTATCTGTGTCAGTTCTGAAAACCAGATCACCTTCATCTAATGAAGAAGATGGATCAGAAGATGCAATGCGGTAGGTGTTGGCAAATGAATTTACAGAAGCTATATTTGAACTGACCGTATTGATATTTGCAATCGAACCTGAACAATTTGACATTGCAGTAACATTTGCACTCGTACCCAACAACCCCATCGCTGTAACATTCGCACTCGTGCCAAGCAAATCCATGTCTTCTACAACAGTAGAAGTACCGAGCAAATTCATATCCGCTATTGCATCCGTTGTCCCAAGTAAAGCCATATCGGCTACAGCATCGGCTGTGCCTAGCCTTCCAATCTCTGTTGCCTTCCCAGCTACCGCTGAAATATTATTTGTTGGGGAAATTTGCCCAGCGACTGTATTTATATTATTTTGGTTGGCAGTCGTATTTGTCAGTTGATACCAAGCGGTATTGCCAAGGTCATACACCTTCATGTAATTATTAGTCGTTTCAAAGTACATAGCCCCATCAACTAAAGCATTCCCGTCATTATCAACAGATGGGTCAGAAGCCTTTGCCCCAAGAAATCTATCATCAAAAGTATCCAATGCAGTCTCAGCCGCAGTCTGGGCAGTTTCAGCCGCAGTCTTTGCTGTCTCAGCCGCAGTCTTAGCGGTCTGAGCCGCAGTCGCAGAGGTTGCCGCATTGGTAGCCGAAGTTGCCGCATTTGCCTCAGAAGTTGCAATCGTGTTGGTAGTCCATGCAAGTTGACCAGAGCCATTAGTGGTTAAGTAGTTTGTATTTGAACCATCAGCTTGAGGCCACTTCTGCCCATCAAGCACCAAGTCACCAGAACCGTTTGGAGTAAGCGTTACATCCCCATTAGTATCTGTGGAAGTGATCGCATTTCCATTGACATTGATATTGTCTACTTGCAACTCAGTACAAGCAGAGTTGGTTCCTATGGTCACGCCATCAACTGTGCCACCGTTTATATCTATGTTTGTTACAGTTGGGGCTGATGCCGCACCAATCGTTACCCCATCAATAGTCCCACCGTTAATATCACAAGTCGCAACGCTTCCTAAGTTGGTGACTGTCGGGGCAGACGATCCACCAATCGTCACTCCATCTATTGTCCCAGCATCAACATCAACAGAGTTGCTTGTGTTAAATGCGATAGAAAGAGTTATCCATGCAGAGCCATTCCAGAATTTCCAGAGCGAGTTCGTTGTGTCTCTCCAAATAGTTCCAGTCTGCTTGCTGGCTGGGGCTGATGTGCCGTTGTGGACTGTGGAAACCGCAGTGTCAACATCAGGAAAAGATGCCTTTATAGTTGACTTTATCAGCCTTATATGGTCATCGCCCTTACTAACAACATCAGTGCCAGTCGGATTCGTTGCAACTAAATCATCAATATATGTTCCGCTCTCTAAGCCCATAATTTAATTCTCCGCTTGCTCAACCCAAGTAGTTGATTGTTCTGTTACATCTGTCCATGTTGTTGTGTTTTCGCTCTCTTCAGTCCAAGTTGTCATTTAACTCACACCATGATCGGCTCTAACTGCTAATGCCCCACCTGAAGCACGATCCCTGTCATCCTCTGTCTGAACCGCATTGACAGACTCGTTGAATAATTGCGTCCACTTCAAAACGCCCTTGTCGTTCTCTGTATAACTGCAAAGTTCTATCAACGATGCGTAAAGCAAGGCATCTGGGTTAGCAGTCAACATAAAGTTTGTAGTATTCGCATCTGATAATGCTGTTGGCTTCTTCCAGTACAACATCTCCATCGTATATGCCGAGTCGGGAGAGGGGGCAACCCTCAACTCATCGCCCAAAATAGTATATGCCCTTGGTTGACCCACCTGACTCCCAGCCCAAACAGTATCCATCCTTTCTGGAGTTAAGTATTCAAGGTCTTGCAATGGAGAAGTGTTCAACTTAAAAGATCGCATCTGCAAATAATTAGTTGGCAAGCCATAATACTCTTGGTTAGCCACTGTATCCGACCTGACCCTTGTTTCCATTTCCCTGATTCTTAAATTTCTATTCACCCTTAACTCTGCCAGCCTGATAAAGTCAGGGATGATCGAGTCTAAGTCTGAACGCTTTGACCAGTTCTTTGTCGCTGTCTGCAACTCTGCGTATGTGCTAATAGCCATTTATATCCAACCCCCACCAGTACGAAATGATTTATTATCTGGATCGTTCAGCCATTTTTTCATCGCTTCCTTGTCATACCAAGTTCCATCTCGCATCAACTTATCAACAATAATGTTCGGGATAGTCGCAACCTTTGTAAAACCACGATTGTATTTTTGATCCGAATTAAACTTCGCATCAAATTCTTTTCTCTCAAACTTATTACTTTCCAGTATAGGTGCTGTATCCTGAATACTCTCAACAACAAGCTTATTATCTATATCGTCAATATACCCTCGTTGGAAAACTTGGGGCTGTGAATGCTCTTCTTTTTCTTCCATTTAGTTGAACCTCAACAGTTAATTAGGGGCGGTTGATAACGCTCAACCGCCAAAGCGAGGGATCACGAGTGTTTACCCAACACTCAGGGGGAGGAGACTATGAAGTAGTCAGGTCAGCAACCTTACCACTCGACTTCTCGTTTTTAGCTTCGAGCGTGTACTCGACCACCATGTGAATCTTCTCAGAGTCACCAGTTTTAGCCAGCTTCTCTTGCCTGAAAGGACGTAGGTAAGAAACAGCCCACTTGTCTTTTTCAAGAATAATTGCGGTTCGATCACGCTGGAAACGATTAGGAACGATCTTCAACTCGCCCCAATCTGAAATGTAAAGATCAGCCGCACCCATAATACTTGCCTGACCCTTCGATCCAGCAGTATCACGATAGAGCGTAGCTATGCCACCGAAACCACTTACTTTCTGTTTATTGAAAGGGCCAACCATAACACAGTCAGGATCGCCACCTTCCGTAAAACTGGCTTGTAATGCAGTCTTCAGCATTGCCTCAGTAAAGGCACGTTGCGTTCCATCAGTAACAACCCCAGTTGAGGAGTTATCTGATCCACCAGTGCCACGAGAAGCGTTGGTTTGAGTCCAAGACTCAAAGCCTCTTAACTTCCTAGCGGTACTGGCATTACCAGCAACAGCCGCATTTTTACCAGTCAAATCAACTTCCATGTCTCGCTTCAACTCTTTTCCAGCTTTTGCGAGAAGGTAAGCCATTTCATTTTTGCCACGACCAGCCTTGGTTGTAGCATTAGCAGTTCCAGTAACCAAGATCACCTTTTTACTGATCTGGGTTCTGTTGCTCAACCTTACGGTTGGCGTTTGTGCTTCAGCCGCAGAGTCATCACCTTCAATAACTGCGTTAGAAGCCGCGGCCGCTAGAGCATCAGTCTGGAACTCATGTAAGATAGATGTTGCTTTTGTTCTTCCTATGTTCGACTGGAAGGGTACATCGGTAGGACTGATATTCGTAATAATATCCAGTAAGTCCTCTAGACCCCCGACCAAGTCATAAGTATCATAGGTATTAGTTGGTTGTGCCATATTTCACCTATTAGAGCATATCGTAAATCATGGATGCGGCATCATCTACCGATCCAGATTTGCGTAGTTGTTTTTGTTTATCAGAGCGTTTTTTCGCACTGACATCGCTCTTGGTTTTTGAAACGCCAGATTTAACATACTTAGGAGTTCCAGCCTTTACTTTCTTTTTGGCTGGCTGTGAGTTCTGGATGTTGTCGTACAACATCGCTTTTCTCAGTACAGCCATAGACCTGTGGTCAGTAATGCCAGATAACTCTTCGCTCGAAAAGCCCATGCCAAGACCAAATTCCCTGACTTCCTTGCTGGTTTTATCATTCCAATCGGGCATGATTCCCAACAATTCTTTTCTGCCATGCTCAACATCATGGTTGAATTTCTGAACTTGGTATTGCTGTGCTTGAGCCGCAAGTTTTTGTTGCTCCTTGGTATTGTCTTCGATGCTCTTCTCCAAGTCTCGCATTTCATCTCTGCGTTGCATGAACAAGAGCGAATCTTCTTGCCTTAAAGCATCCCAGTCGATATTCTTATATTCTTCGAGTTGGGCTTCTGCGTTTGATCTTGCGTTTCCAAGAACTTGTGAATAATGACTGCGTTCTTGCTGGATCGCATCGGCTTGTTGTTGAATTGCTCTGCGTTGGTTAGCAAGTTCGCCAGTCTTTTTAGAATAATCGCTTTGCCTAGTGTAGCCTGATGCTAATTCATCAAGAGTTACCTCGATTTCCTTGCCGTCAACTTTGACGGTGTATAATTGAGACTCTGACTCTTCATCACCTTCTACATCATCATCCGATTCCTCTTGTGCTTCTTGTTCTTCAGATGCTTCGGCATCGTCAGAGTTCGATTCTTTTTCTTCAGCTTCCAAGATCGCTTGTGCGGCTGATTCAACTGAATCGTTTTGCTGTACTTCTTCGGTAGTTCCCGTTTCTGGGTTGTCTGCCATGTGTCACCTCTATGATTAAACAATAATAACCAAGTTCCTATGATTAGGTTGTCTTGGCGTTAATAGTGCGTCATCAGTTCGTCTTTTTGTCGTTCATGTTCTGCCATTTGCCCTGTTTCCATCACTGTCTTAACCTCGTTAATAAATTCAGCAAGGATTTGTAGTTTCGTATAAGCACGTTCACGCTCTGCAACTTCGTTAGGCTTTGAGTTCATCCACTGGCTCTGGTATCCATCTGCCAATTTCTGCATCGCCTGTTTATATACCTCACTATCTATAATACGCTTTGCCTCATTCCCGTCAACAACTTCTTGTGGTTTAAACGTCATTTCCCCTCACTTGTTAGTATGGTGATAGTAGCGGTTTCCCACTTAAAAATCTCTCCAGACCAGCAGTACCACCAAGCCTCTCTATTGTCTCTGCACTACCCCCAGACTCGCCACGCAATTTTCTAATCAAAGCCTCTGCAATTTCATTTTGCCTTAGAGAGTATGGATCGGCAACACCTTCAAAGCTTGGCTCTAACAACTCAACCCTGCCCTTGCTAACCCTGTGCGGAATACCTTGAGCGTCCCAAGGTTGGATGCGTCCTTCTTTATTTAAAAATGGGCTAAGTTCGTCCATAGAGTGTGCATCGTATTTTTTCGCACTTTTATTAAAGAAATAATCAAACGACCTTCCAGCTTCATCAAATGCAGAGTCTGGCAAGTCGGCCTTCATCGCTTTCGCAAAAATCTCATCACTGTATTTCCTTGAGTGTTCTGGCGTTATCTCCCAAGGGCCAGTTGGCTCCCTCTTTCCTGTCTTTTCGTTCTTTACCATCTTCTTTCGCATCTTCCCAGCCTTCAAATACTTTGCATGAATTTCTGGGCGTACTGCTTCCACCCTAGCTTTTATAGATGTCCATACACCAGCTTGTGCTTGATGTGGAAGTATCCCTAATGTTTCTGCAACGTCTTTTGTAATAGCAGAGAGATAATTGTATTGGTTGTTATCTAATTCTGCGTTTCTAAAGTTCCCAGCCACCGCCATCCACCTATCTTGCGTTGATCTAAGCATATCCTCTGGGCTTACTGGAAGACCAGCCCCATGCTGTAAATTTGCTGAGAAGGATGGGACTTTCTGTGCCTTTACAGTATCGAATAAAGTTTCAGCCTCACCCTCAAAAAGAGGAGACAGCATACCTTTTGGTTTTGTTGGGTAAGCACCAGCGTGTATTGGCTCTCCCAATGCCCACTGGTTCATTCCCTTCACTCCCCACTTAGAGTTCAGGTCAACGCCAGAACTTGGTGACATAGTTGCAACAGTGTCTATAGCTTGTTTTCTTAACCATTCTGGATACCATGTATTAAAAGCCCCCCCACCTCTAAAATACCAAGGCCACGCCTTCTCGCCTTCCCTAGCCATTTGCTCAAAGTTCCCCATGATCCAAGGCATCTTGTGTGAAGTTATCTTTAAATCGTATGGTGATCCAATATACTTACCCCCTCTCTTTGGCAACGACCCCACTCCTTTACCTACTCTACCTTGAACTCTTTTGATTACACCACCTATGCCAGCCTGTGGCATCATGTCCATAAGCATGGGTGACATATCTGGAATGTCTTGCATGGTAGCGTTTGGATTTAACTGCACCCTGTCTAATATAAGAGAAGGATTGAATGCCTCGCTGTAACGATCAGGCACAGCATAGTCAGCAACTGCACCACCAATATTTTCCATCATGGATGGCTCTCTACGCAATAAGCCACCACCCATCTGGGAATGGCGTATGTCTCGCTCTAACGCTTGCCTTTCAGCTTCCCTCATTAATTCAAGACTGGTCACTTAGTTTTTGCCTTTCTTTTTTTCTTATGCTTTTCAAATTTCTTTAAAAATTGTGGGTATGACATAGAGTGTATGTTTTCCCTCTTAACATCTAAGGTGTCCCAAGGTAGAGTTTTTACTCTCTCCTCTGGGCTGAGTAAACTACGAGTCTCGACATTCCTCGCCTCTGCCTCACCAGCAGAATGCAAATATTTTTGTATTGGGCTGTCTGCAACATTAAATTTCAACCTTTCCTTTAGAAGATCATCTTCTAGCTTGTTGAAACGGTCACCATAAACGTCAAAAAACTTTTTAACCTGACCCTTATCACCATAAAAAGAAAGTTTGTCCCTGAATTCTTCATGCTTCTGTAGCAATCTCAGTTGTCTTTCCATGTCTTTTGGGGTAGGCTCTGGAAGTGCAAGTATGCCACCCTCTGCGTACATCTCTGGATTCCCCCCAATCCCAAAGCCCTCTCCCCCAGCAATGTGGTGCTGTGTCTCGTGCAACAAATTATCTCTGAACAAAGGCATATCCTTTTTAATCGTTCCCAATTTCCCATATTTGTGCATCGGTACTCCAGTGACGGGGTTAGGAAGTAGTCCTCTTGGGGGGTTTGCGATCCCCGTAAGAACTGGTATATCTGGATGTATTTCGCCAAGAGTACCTTTGTTTGTCGGCAATCTATAAACAAGGCCAGAATCAATCTCTGGGTAGCCAGTGTCTCTTGGCATTAAAGATTCTCTTGTCATGCTCCCCCTGTGCTTAATCGGGATTTCGCCTTTATCCATTTTGCGTATAAAATCTCCCACACCCTGAAAAACTGGGGTGCGTCTAAATTTTTTATATGTCCCCTCATCAACCTTCACCTTTGAGTCATCGATCTCAAACTTCCACTGCCCATCGATGTCTTTGAACCACCCTGTCGCACGATACGCATCCTCGTCCCATATCTGATCCTTGGGGCTTTTTTTACTCAACATCGACTTAGCCTTCTTTAAAAGCTGGCGATCCGCTAAGTTACTTGTGCGTCCTATAAATGACATAGGGCCACCAAAGACATCCATCACCGACTCATATCTTTCTGAAGCACCTTTCATTGGAATCCCTCTGCTTCCATCAGGTAGTAGTACACCTTGGTCAAGAAGGCTTGCTTTCTTTGGGTCATTCTCGCCCCAAAACATTCTCCTTGCAAAACTGCCAGCCTTATCCATCATAGAAGGCTCTGGCCTTATGATGCCGTACTCAGCATCTCTTTGCCTTGCCAACTCTTCTGCCTGTCCAAGTAGTCCTTGCATTATTCCCCTAGCATTCCTTTCATCATGCGTTCTTGCATATACATCTGATCCAACTCCTGCAACCTTTGCATTCTCTGCAATTCCATAACTTGCTCTGGAGAAAGTTGCGGTGTCATCTCCATACCACCCAGACCAAACTGGTTACGCAGTGCTTGCTCTTGTGGTGTGCGTTGCCTTGGCATTGGCTGTGGCATTGGTGCTGGTTGTTGCATAGGCTGTGGCATTGGTTGCATGGGAGTGTTGTAAGGTTGCCCTTGGTAGCCCCCTTGCTGACCAAAGCCTGTGCCTCTTGGCATTTGCTGTTGCGGCACATTCACCGTCCCAGTCCTCTGATCTATAATTGGCATTTGTGGGAACGATCTTTCCATGTCATCGTCAAGAGGAGATCGCCACCCATATCTATCGTTCGGCATTAGTAAGTTCCTTTTGGTTTAGGTTTTCTGGTTTTCTTAACTGGCTTCTTTACTGTTTTCTTTTTCATTCTCTCTTCAATACTCCTTATTTCGGTTAAGTCCATATTCCTTATTTCATTCCATGTCAATATGCAATGACCCTTGGCTTTTAACGACTCAATGCTCATTATTTTAGCCTTTTCTGTGGTAATTTCATGTGCCTTGCAATGTCTTTCTGGGTAGGCAACTTATTGCACACATACAACTGATCACCAATCCATACTTTAACTTTTTTCTTGATGATGTGCTTGGCATCATCCAGTTCTGTTTTCATCACCCCTTATCACCTCATTATCAAAATCAATAAAAATCTGCAAAAAACTTTTTTAATTTTTTTTATGTGCGATTCAAAGCCTGAAGTAAATACCTTTGAGTGATTATTTCAGTTTCAACACCTGTTTGCTCCCATGACTCCGTTGTCAAATTTATTTTTATCTACGTTTAAAAGCGTGTAGTGGCTAAAACCCTTACCAATACTGGGCGAAACGATCATTCTCAAAAAGGCGTTTGGTATAATAGTCATGTAAGTTAAAAATTTATTCATATTAAAAAGGAGAGATCAAATGTCCAGCTTGTTAAACAAAGCAGAAACAAAAAGACACTTATTAATGATCGCACATGAATCATCAAACACTCGACTCCATAAATACGAGAGGGTGTCCCAGTCTGCGATTGAGTATCTTGAGACTCAGCACCTTCTTGCTATAAAGGAACTTGTCGAGTCGCAACGCAGAGGAATCACAATCAAACCTTAAACTTTTAAAAAGGAGACACACAATGAAACTAAGACCTGTAACTAAATTAAACAATGAAACCACTTGGTGTGGCCCGTCTGTTATCTCATCCATAACTGGGTTTCCTGTCGCTGACATCGTGCGTGTTATTAAAGACCAACGAATCAAAAGAGGAGTTGGTCATACTGAAAGAGTCATCGACATCAGGGATGATGATGGCTGGATGGTAGACCAACGATCCATCAATGTGGAAAGACCTGTTAAGGGAACTCACTGGTGGGAAGTTAATTACTGCCTTAATCATTATGGATACCGACTGAGCAAGGCAACTGCGAACAAGCCAGCTAGTCATAATGGCAACCCCCCAACTATTGCACGTTGGCTTAGAACCAGAAAGGATCGAAACGAAATGAACCTTGTGTCTGCTGGAGACCACTGGCAATTAGTTAAAGGTAACAAGTTCGTTGATTCCTTCACGCAAGTCCCTGTCTTCATTCGTAAAGCACCTCATCGTAGAGCAAGGGTCAAAGATGTCTGGGAAGTTGTGGCACATGGAAAGAAAAGAATCTATCGACCCAAGTCCTAACCATCCAGCCTTTAAAATTGAGGGGGGCATCCATCCCCCCTCATTCCCATTCACCTTATCACCCCACCTTAATTGGTCTTTCTGTTAGCCCTTCCATCTGTAACTCTGCCGCCTTCAACTGATTCTCTTGTTGCTCCATTATCATCTCAGACTGTAGCTTGTCTCCCTCGAAAGCGAGTTTCTGTTTTTCTATTTCCAGCTTCTGTGCTTCCACTTGTAGCTTTTGCATATCGACCTGAATCTTCATCTTGTCAGCTTCAAACTTTAACTTCTCTGCCTCTAGGTGCATACTTGCAATCTCAGCCACACCTTGATCCTGTTGTTGCTGTTGAGGCATTCCCTCTTTAGGATCAGTAATGTATTCCTCGATATTCTTCAGACCCATATTCATTCCAATCTCTTTCAAAGTATTGAATATGTTTTTCGGAGTAACAAGTAAGCCCATGCCACCAGCCGCAACAATCTTCTCTTGCATCTGGGCGAGTGTCTGGAGATGCACCATGTTTTGTTCCCTGTTGCCATTACCAAGACCAACCCTTACGGTAAAGTCTGCCTTGTCTCTCCAACTTTGCGGATCAACAGTCACCCACTTGTTTCGCAACTTCACAACCTTCGCCTTGTCAGAGTTCTTTTGTAACAACTCGTAAATCATTCCAAACATTTCCCTGATGCCAGTCTCTGCAAACACTCTAGCTATCAACTCTATCCTTGCTTGGCTTGACTGCATCTGTTGCATAAAAGCTGTCGCAGTGGTTTGCTGAAGCACATTAGCGTCCAGCCCCTGATTAAACTTGGTGATACCAGTCCGACTGTCCCTGACGCTGTCGATATAATTAAGCATCTCGTAAGGAGCGTTCCCAATGTTCGGAGCATCCAGCCTTTTAACTGCACCCATCTCTTTGACTCGAACAACACCAGCAGGGCGGTTGGTCAGCATATCATCCATGTTGACCTTGCCATCCAAACACTCGAACCTTCCATTGTTCAAGTGGTAAATGTTGTCGAGGATATTTCTCCATAGCGTTGACTTGATTAACTGCAAGTCCATCACAATGTCAGCTATTGAAAAACCATAGAACTTGTGAGGCATTGGCAGTGGGCAGATCGTTGTGAATGGAATCCGATCCACCTCTTCATTCAGTATTATCTTGTTGCCAGCCTTCCAGACTTTCCTTATCTCTGAAATCCCATCACCATCCCAGTCGCATCGAATGTATGCTTCATCAACCCATATCTCACGAGTGCTTGCATCGAGTTCGTCTGTCGGCATATTGGCTAGACTGTCATCGTTAAACCTTCTAGCAATGTTTTCCTGATCGTAGTGTTGGGAGTCATCGCTCGTATACTCATCTGCATCATCAAACCCCATCTCGATAAGTTCGCTTACAGTGTGTCGAGTACGATGACAAACAAAAGGCGAGTCTTCTATAGTCCTTGCGTTCCTCGAAATATAAAACTCTTCAGGGGCAACAACTTCTATGTTGACCTTGCCATCGTTTACTTTCTTGCGAATAGATACATTGTGGAATGTTGGGATAACTTCAGGTTGCTCCACCATTTCCTGTGGTGCTTGCATTGCCTCTTGAACCTCGCCCATCATTCCCATCTCTGGTGATTCACTCAAGCCAACAGTCTCTTCACCTTCATCCATAACCATACCACTGACAGCCGTATGCGAAACAACCTCAACCGAATCATCCATGACAAGCAACTCAAATTCTTCATCGCTCAAGCCCTCATAGTCTTCACGCACCACCTCTTCAGTCTCTTCCCATATCACCTTGTAGATGCCAGTCTTACTAAGCAGTGCGTCTTTCATTGAATCGTATAAAAGTTTAAACCCATCATTCTGCCTAAAGAAAACATAATTACAGTAATCTGTAGCTTGTTCGCTTGACTCGACATCCTCTGGGTTTTGCGGCTCAAACCTTCCGACCTGATCGCCTGAACCAAATATCTTCATAAGGATTGGCATAGACCACTCGACCACATCCATGACATCAGTGGACACAACGCTTGACCTTCCCTCGATCTCATTACCAAAAGGCTCACCATTGTAATACTCAAGTGCCTTGCGTCTTTGCCTGTCGAGTTCGCCAGAGTAGGTGATAGAACTACCAACCTCTCGCTCTATAATCTCGATTAAATTCTCGTCTGTTATCTTTTGTTTTTTCTTAGCCATTCTTATAAGCCCTTAAATTTGTTCATGTCAGTTTTGATTGCATTGGCTCCAATGCTATGAACACTCCCTGCTTCGTCATCTTTCATGCCTTCTATCATAAAAGACACCTCATCCCATATCGCAAACCTTGCCTCTTTCGGCAGAGCTTGTATAGCCTCTGGAATTATAATTTCCAACACCTGTCCATCAGGTGCATAACTCACTTCAATATTAGCTTTCATTTAACCCCTCCCTTTGTTTTTATTTCGAGGAACTTTAATCCCCCCGACAGGATTAGTGTTGTTCTCTCCAAGTATGTTGTTTATGCCGACCAGCATTAGTTCCTGTTTCTTTTCCAATTCCTCTACCCGTGAAACCAGTTCATCGTAATGTGCCTGAAGTAAGTCCATGTCTGCTTGCATTTTGAATGTCATACGATTGCCACCTCAAGTTCTGGTAATTCTGTTTTAAATCCATAGCCACCACTAAATACTTTCTCGTGTGCCATAGTCAGGCAGAAGCTGTCTGCCAAGTCAGGGGATCGAACCCCTCTCTTCTTTAAGCTATCCTTTGATTCGACTTGTATCTTACCAACGCTCGTGAACTGATAGGTAGGTACGCTTAGTTCAGCCACCAGTTCATCGCACCCCTCTGGGATTTTACAGTCTCGTGACTCAAACCACTCTCTTGCCTTAAACCATAGCTCATCTCTAAGTCGCATATAGGTCTTTGCATCTGTTGACGGCCTTTCACTTACAGCAACACCTCTGACTGGCAGACCAAGTTCCGCAAGGCGATCACACACACCAGCACCAAGTCCAATACTGTCAACACAAATTTCTTCAGGCAGTTCATCAGGAAAACTCTCCAATCTTTTATATTCAGCAACGATCAACCCACACGTTTGCATTAAGTCCTTGCCTTGCCAGTATGTAATAGGCTCCAGCAATACATTACCTTTTCTCTTGCACAAGGCGGTACGATCATTCCCCATTCTCGCACAGTCCAATCCCCAGACTACGCTTGCGGCTGGGTTCACCTCAACCGCCCTTTCAACAGCACTCTCAATAATATTTAGAGGAACAACCGTATCACCTTGCTCATTGTCAAAATCACCCAACACCCTAACCTTGAACACGCTACTCTCTTCCCCATACTTCGATGCCATCTCTTCAATGAATGACGGGTCTACATTCTTAGAGTCAGCACAACTCACCTTAAATGTTTTCCACTTGTCTCGATGCGAGTGAAATGAATCGTAGAAGTATCCGCTTTGTCTTGTTGGGTTGCCACACATGATTGTCTTAGCACCAGCAGAACTCATACTACCTTGGGCAGTCTCAAATACCATAGGCTCAACACCACTGGCCTCGTCTATTATAAAAAGCATCGATGGGCTATGAAATCCTTGCAGTGCTTCTGGGTTCTCTCTCCGACTTGTTCGAGCCACCGCAAAACACTCTTGCTCTTTCCCAACCACCTCGACTCGTTCACTCTTGACAGCTAATTGATTCTGATACCACTTTGGCATCTTCCGATACAGTTCACTGATGCTACTAAACAAAACATCGTGCAACTGATGTGAGGTTGGTGCAGTCATAGCTACCTTGCAACCCTCGTTGGATCGAGTGCATAACCACCACAACGTAAGAAAACTAAGGAAATAGGATTTCCCAACTCCATGCCCACTACGAATAGATATTCTGTCGTAAGACAACACAGCCTTCAGTGCTTCGGCTTGCCACTTGTCAGGCTGGACACCCAACACCTCGACAACAAACGCTACTGGGTCAGTTCGATACTGATTTAGTTTCTGCGTTATTCGCTTTTTCTCGCTCATCGATCTCTCTCAAACAGTCAACAAGTGTTACCTGATGATCCATCTTAACCTCGTGCCTCTCAACCATCATCCCATGAATCTTTGCGTTCAGGCTGATGATCCTGTCTCTTGGAATCAGTTTGATCTTACAACCCAGCCCACCACCATCAGGCAACTGAATAGTTTGTATCTCCTGAATCAAATCCCTCACACCTCTTGGCACATCAGTCAGGCTCTTCACAACCAACTCACCATGAACTGAGTCATAAAGATCAAGAATGTCAGCGTGCATCATTTCATGTGTCTTTTTAACAATCTCCCTTCTTCTTGCATCAACATCACCCTCATCCCTTTGAATATACTTTTCTATCTCTTCTTTCACTCCAACATTTTCTAACATCCTTCTCCCACCAGCAGTTGCATTAGTCTTTGAATATCCAGCCTTTGTCATTGCCTGAGAAGTATTGAAGTCTTTGACATACTCTCTGACAAATTTCTTTTGTTTTGGATTCAGCTTACTCATGTGTTCTCTTCACAATGTCAGTCCAGCTTGGGTTGTGATTTGTCTTAAAAGCAACTGGGTTTTTATCAACAAAATATGCATAACCATCAGGACTATGCCCAACAACCATAATCTCTTTTCCTTTTTTCTGAATAGCATTGCATTGAGGGAATAGCCTTGCTTCTTGTGTGACTTTGAATAAATACTTCATTCCACCCATATCAAACACTGCATGGGCAGAGCCTTGGTACTTAATCATTGTTGGTGGAGCAATAAGATTATTAATATTCAGATCAAACCCTCTTGCCATTCCAGCGGTGGCAATAAAAATAGTAATTAAAAATATTAAAATCTGTTTGTCCATTTTGTTGTTTAAACTTAATTAAAATTCTCGTAAATAATTACCATCACAGTTAAAATGTAATAAAAAAGAAGCAGGATTAAAATCTTGAAGTCCATCTCTTCAATTTTATTTTAACCTTGGGATATTCAACTCTTAACAACTTTCCATGTTTGTCATAAACATAACAAGGGTAGAGATACTCACCTTGATCCAAGACAACCTCATTTTTTTGCTTACTATGCAATGGATACTCTAAGTTTGGATTGTCAAAATAAGCATTGGAGTCAAGATAATTCTCCTTCCTCTTGGACATTAATCATTGAACACTTCAGTTGCGTGCTCGTACTTTCTAACCAATGCATCCATTTCAATTGTGTACCTTCTAAGACCCTGCAAATGTTCAGGTGAAATACAGAAATAATCATCTCCGCAACCGATAAAGGCTTTATGTGGTTGCTCCACTGCAAAAGGAATGACTGGTCTTTTGTGTATTGGCAGATGTGTTGTGCCACTACTTGTTACGCAACCATGCCCCACCCACAGGGCTATCACCACCAGACTTAATTTTTCTATCAGTCTCTTCATCAATTCGCCTGTTAAATTCTGAAACACTTCCCATCTTTTCTTTGCCAACCTCAAAGTTCTCCAACCTCTGCATCTTCTTTCCCATCCTGACTGCCCAATAGAAGCCACCACCCAAAAGAGTAATAAGTCCTATGACCACCATTAGAGTCATCATTGATTTTTATTTTTGAAAATGTTTAAGGAAAGAAAATTTAAGCCCATGTTGATCTTGGCAAGAATAGGATTGCCTTGCATGAACTTATCGCTGATCAACATCGTGATACTGTTGGCTATTAAAATAATTTCGCCACATACCTGAAACCAGCTTTGGTTCGAGGCCAACGCCACTAATGCTTCCATGATGAACTCCTAAAAAGTTAATAAACCCAAACAACCCCAGCCGTTTTATTTGGATCGACATCACAATGTATAAAATTTTTAGCTATTCCGACACGATCAAAAATTAAAACAGCCTTCTCTAAAATGATATAACGATTACGAGAGGATGTGCAAGCAATATCGACTGCTGTAGAATTTCCAGTGATATGCGAACTCGCCTCAGAACCACCCATCTCTCGATTCCAGTCAGCACATCTCACGCCACTCGTTACCGACAGCGGCATCCCAACAGCATCCCTCAGTTCTTGCAACCTGTCCACCAAGTCCACGCTGATGTCATTCGCACCGCACCCACATTTGCACTCAAATTCCTGAATTGTAAAGTTTTTGCTTAATTTTTTATTGTCCATACCCCCCCCAAAATACACACTCAGAGCAATATATCAACCCCCTTTTTTCCTTTAAATCCAACGATTTAGCAAGCCCCCAAAAAAAGAGGGTTTTGGCTATTTTTTTATTGCATTTCTCTTGACATATATCATTATGATGCTATAATATCCCCATGATGATGATTAACAAAAGGAGAGATGAGATGGAAAACTTAGTACACATTGATGACTTGGATGTAAAGATCGTGGATGTATGGCCTCATGGTCTTGTTGACATTGGTCAGCTTCCGCTTGTCCATGCAGATGATGACTCAGAATCTCCACAGTATTTGGAGATGAGTTCTTCTGGTAAGGCTTTCTTGATAGATGACCAGAACTCTTCTAAAGACAGGTCAGAGTGGATTCCATTGAGCCAAGTTACATTGCTACGTTGCACAGGCAAGGCTTTTGAGGGAGTTTTCACAACCCTCATTCCATTTTGGTTAGCTAAAGAAAAAAAACTTATTAAATAACTAACAAAAGGAGAGATGAGATGAAATGTGCAAGTTGTATTGATTACGCAAAAAGTCAGAAAGACCCAGAAGTAGTTAAATTTTTGAGTCAGGTAGAGGCAGTTCATCCTAGTGGCTTATGCCAAGAGTGCCACGATGGTGAACAGGAATTGATTGGCTATCTTAGTGAAACGCCAGAGAGCGACTATCTTGATAGCAATATTTCTAATCAAGGGTGGGCATAAACTGTAGACAAACTTTAACTGGGAGAGATGAGATGAAAAAAGCAAGAGTGGGTATAGCAGGGGATGAAATAGTTGTGAGAGAAATTGAAACGCAAAAAGAATTGGCCTCGCTGAAGTGGCCTAATCTTAAAGATGAGAATGATCTTTTTGTGGAAATGAAAAAATGGTTTCGTGAAACAGAAGCAAAAAAGAATTGCATCATCACTAATATTGACTGGGATAACACAACTGGAAAAGGTTGGATCGCACTTTAAAATTAACAGGGGGCTTTGCCCCCTCAACTAGGAGAGATGAGATGGCATACGCATTTAACACAACGCTTTATCAGAATGGAAAAAGGTTCGCAACCTTTGCAAACCTTCATGCGGCTTTGTTGGCTCTGGAAAGTTATTTCCAACTGCCAAGACAATCAGCGTGGCATTTTGAAAATGCTACTTACAAAATCAAACATAACGGTCTTGTTGTTTTCAACAGCGAGAATAGAGAGGACTTGGAAAGGTTCACAAGAGGCGTGACTGTGGCACAAGAATTAGTTGTTGAAAAATATAAAAAGGCTCAACAAAAAAGACAAGATCGCTTTAACAAACACGCAAACATAGCATAACTAACAGGGGGCGAAAGCCCCCAGAAAGGAAACACCATGTTTATAAAACTAACTTTTAACAACTTCTTAAACGACACCGATGTTCGAGTTATCAAGACATCACGCATCAAGGAAGTAAGGCCGCAAAAGAGTTCCAATCAAAACCGTTCAGAAATTTTATTGGACGATAAAAAGTGGCATACCGTGAATGAATCAATCGAGGATATTTTTACAGTCATCCAACCAAACAAAAAAGGAGAGATGAAATGAACAAGCCACATAGTTTTGATTTGATGATTTCTTATGTCGATGAAGACGGCGACAGGCAGTACGATGTGATAATTATGGACATGGATAAGAAATTTAAAATGTCTGGGAAGCAAATCAAATGCATTGTCATCGACCACATTAAATACATGCTTGACCTTGCTGTAGAGAGGGTAAAATAAATGCCAAAAACTACTATTGAAATGTCAGAGGCAGATGAACTGCCTTGGACGCTCACTTCATTGAATTGCAAGCGTTGCCCACACCTGTGGTTTCCTCGATCACAAAAGAAGCCAAAGCGTTGCCCCAAGTGTGGATCGCCTTACTGGGATAGAGACGTTGCTTATCCAACAATAAGTCAGAAGCAAAAAGAAAGGGAGAGATAAAAATGGAAACCTTAGACTTTGCAGAACTATATGCTTGGATTTTTATCGGGCTAAAGGTTTGGGCTGTGATGATAGGTTCAATGCTTATCTGGACTTATTTTGATTCATAGGCATCATCTCTGCAATGGTAATATAGTTTCTTGCGTCTTGGTAAGAATCTGTCAGGGTTGGATTCCATGCCGCCCTGACGATTTTTAACAAGGCCAACTTCAACGCAACCAACCTACCCTCGCATATGCTTTCCTGATCGCTTGTCGATGCATACGCATCCAACAGTCTGCACATTTCACCATACGTTTTAAAAAATTCTTTAGGACACCCATACTGCGATTCTCTATCTTTTAATATTTCCTCATCGTTCATCTTTCACCTCTAGTTTCAAGTATTCTATAATCTTGTCTCGTGCCTCTTCAAAGCTGTAGCACACCGCAGTCTCGTACCCTTCCACCTTCATGCTGGTCAACCACCAATTCTGGTTAGATGTTGGTTTGTTTTTGCCATTCTTCATCTCGATAAACAAGCCATGCTTTTCGTCTTTTGGTACAGCTAGGAAACAATCAGGTACGCCAGCCTTAACACCTTCAGCCTTTAACTTTCTAGCTGTCCCGATATGTCTACGCCCACCGTTTGGGATAGCAAACAAAAGACTCAAGTGTAAATACATTGACTCGTTTTGCCTAGCCCAGTTGAACAACTTGACTTGTTCGATATGCTCAAGATCGTTTCTTGGTTTTCTCATGTTCTCTGTATTAAATCCCTACCAACTTATATTCAAAAATCCTCGTCCCAGACCTGTACCTTCCTCGCACATCCAAACCGCCAAACTTTTCTTTTCTTAAATTTCTTAACTGGGCTGAGATCGATGGCTGTGGATAGCCCGTGACCTTGCTGATCTCTTCCACTGTTTTCCAACTGCCCATATTGATGCAGTCATACACGCCCTGCATTTGTTTTGTCAGCCTTGTCTTGTCTTTTGTTTTGTCATAGTGCTTGCCATCGAACTCTGCAACATAACTCCCAATCTGTTTTGCTTGTTCATTCCTAGTTGCAGTTGAATTAAATAAAGGCAGATCGTTTTGTTGGTAGCCATCAATATATTTTTTCATTAGCCTCTCTCTCCTCTTCACGTTTCAAACTACCATATCTTTTTCTCTCGTTGTCTGGGTCTTCAGAACCATACACCTCTTTTACGAGTTGTCCAACCTCAACCCGTTCTTCGGTCTTTGCTTTAGGCTCTTCAATTCTTTCCCCGTTCTCCATATCCTGTCTCAACGCTCTTTGCGTCCTCAACACACCTACCGCATCTCTGTGTAATCTTCTAGGATAAACATTTGCCATGCCCTTTTTTTTATTGATCGAACACTCCGCACAGTTTGCCGCTTGATCTGAAACCTGACCGTTGCTATTAATATCCCTGAACAAAACTACACCAGTGTGACAGTCTCCGCACCCATTAAATTCCTCTGCCACAGTCACGCCCCTTGAATTTCTCAGGTGCTGTTTGAAAACATCCCAAGTCGGAAACCTCTCACCATACTGGCAACTATTCATCGCACCCAAAAACACTGAGTAGTCCTCATACTCAAATTCCTTGTACCACTCCTCGAAAATCTTTGCAGACTTCACTGTCCCAAATGCGGCTTGTAGCTTATTAAACTGAACCTCAAATTGTTCAAGCGTTATCATTTTGTCTCTCCCTTATTTTTTGTTTTACTTTTTCGATCTCATCCTGATGCTTTTCCTCAAAAGTTTTCATCGTATTCTTGGTTATCCCAAGTTCATTAAAAAGCGTCTTGAATCCACCAATCGTCAGAAGCCTTCCCCCTTCGATATGGCTAGGGACTTTAGACATTACCTTCCCGACACCATGTGTTTCAACCAATGATTTGATAATTGTTCGATCTTTAACTGGTGACATATCTGGCTTCGTCCTATGCTTTTGCCAGTACAACTCCTTCCAAAACTTCTCAACCTTGAAAGTATCAGAAAGAGGGGGAGGAGCGTTTTGCTCCTCACCTATATCTTTCTTTTTTTCTTTTTTTCTTTTTCTTTCTCCTTGCATTTCTGGTTCACTATCTTTTTCACCATTGTTGCACAAAATCTCTATAAGTCCCAGCTTTTCAAAGATGTCTAAATTTACGTTTGAACTGAAACAACCTCGCCTCTTAATCCATTTACTGTCCCAAGGTATCTGGTTATCTGTTGCGTGTGCAATGCAAACGAGTCCCAACCAGTGTGCTTTGTGACTGTCATGCAGTTGCCCTATAGCTGGATCGAGGTTCCAAGTGTGATACAAACGTATCCAAGGGGCGTGCTTCCCATTCCTCTTGGGCTGGTATTTCTCGAAATTTTTGACCCTAAACCACTTCTTGATCCCTTTCATATCTCCCCCCTAGAATGGAATATCGTCTGTTTCTGGCTCTGCTTTTTGTTCGGCATCCTGTTTGACAGGCTTCCTTTTTGGCGTTAAAAATACGTTAAAATCTGGCTCATTGTCTTGCTTTTTAAATGTGTTCTTGAAGACCAGCATTTTTGTCCCAAAGGTAAAATCGCCAGAAAAACAGTCATTGCCGTTCTTGTCTGTGTTCTTCCACAGGCCGCCAACTTTAAGCAAATCCTTATTGTTATTGTTTGCCATTTTGAAACTCCTCGAAAAGTTTGATTAAATCATCAACGTGCCAGACATGGTTGCCAGCACACTCATACATTTCACCGCCCAAGTAGCGATACTCGTTTTCGTCCAACCATTCTTCCCAGTCTTGCTCCCTCTGCCCCTCTAAATGTATATCACTCATGTCTCCCCCTTATCCCGTTGTCGGTAATTTCCCACTGCCCAATTAAAGCCCCGTCCTCAGTAGTAATATTTCCACCCAAGGATTCATGTCTCATCTTGAGGCGTATATTGTGGAATATTTGTGCCATCTCGTGATGACCTTTTCGTGAATTGAGTTCTTCCTCGTCCATCACAAAGTTTATGCTCACCCGTTGTTCCATCTTATTCCCCCTTCCCTATTTCTCTTAATTCATCACAAAACGCATCAAAAAATTCTGCCTCAATATCCGCAGAAGTTTTCCAATCATTCTCCTTCAACTTCTTTTTAACAAACTCATTATTCAGCCCCAACTCTTTGCACAACGCTACAAGTTGTTCCCTTTGTTGCCCCGTTATCTTTGAAGACGGGTAAGGAATATCATCCTCTTCTTTTTTGTCAAGATCATTGGCATCAACATCGTACTCTTCAATGTCCTTTTCCCCTGTTTCCAAGTGAAAGGTTTTAAGCACTGTGTACCGTTGGGCAATACTCCAAGCCTTGCCAATCCCCTTGTCTTGGTTGTCAACGCCATCAGCCTGTGCATGGGTTTCAAAGTTATCCTCTGGGTTGTCCACATTCACCCAGCGAAAAGTAAAATGAACTCGTGATCTGTTGCCACTTTGTTCAACCCTATCCATTGTTGGAATAATGTTTATCCCATGATCAACCAGCTTGGGGTGAATCAGCCCAGTAACTGCATCGTGTCCAGTTACGCTGTAACCAGCCCTGTTGCCAAACTGGATTTCTTTATCTTTCTTAACATAATCAACTTCTTTCATTATACGATTAATCCTCTGATGAATGTTTCCTGTACGCTTTTCAGCGTAATCGAAAACTGTTTCACCTTCCTTTTCTTTTTCTTTTTTTGATCCCATTTTATTTATCCTTTTTTTAGGTTAAAGGGGGATGGCTGAAGACCACCGATTAAGACC